TATTTGAATACGCTGCGAGGCCTGACAACTCCGGTGACTCCCGTCGTCGTGCGTGGCAACAACCTGTTGCGTGATGCGAACTTTGCTCAGTTTCTTGCTGCAGAGCAAGATCTGAAGGATGCAGTCGCCGCCATCAATGACCCCTATACCGTCTTCAGTCCGAACTTGCTTGCATCCGAGGATGCGACCTTTACAGGGCTTGGGGGGCGATCGACCGCACCAACTTATGTGGGGAATTGCGACATGTATTTCTCAGGTGCGCTGAACTCGGGGGACCCCGGAAACGGCCTTCCTGACCAACATCCGCTCGCTCGTGGATACCGTCACATGGGTGTACGTGATGCCAAAGCTTTCGAGGCTGCAATAAACAAGATGGCGTAAAAAATGAACCTCAGCGATCCTCGATTTTGGTTGGACCTGTTGCAATGGTTCATCGTGTTGGCCGTGGCCGCAACGACCTGGCTGCGCAAGCCTGGCGAGGCCGCTGTTGCGGGCCTGGCCACGCTGCGTGATCACGTTGACACGCAGCACAGGGCTATCGCGGGTGAGATGTCGACGCTGCGCAGGCACGTGGATGACCAGCACCAGACCGTGCACAACAACCTGGCGGTGCTCGGCGAGCGCATTGCACACATGCCCACGAGCGAGGAGCTGGCTGAGCTGGCCGGCTCGGTCAAGGCCTTGGCCGCAAGCCAGGTGGCCTTCACGGCCGCGCAGCAGCGCATGAACGTATCCCTCGACCGTATCGAGACCTGGATGGTGAACAACAAATGAGCTTCGCTGACGTCATGGACCAAGACCGCCGCCTGGTGGTGCTCAAAGCCCTGCAGGCTGCTGCGGGCTACCGCGCTGCGCAGTTTGTGCTGCAGCGCTATGCGGCGCAGTTCGGGAACGCTGTGTCGCTCGATCGCATCAAGACCGATCTGTCCTGGCTGCGCGAGCAGGGCCTGATCACGCTTGAAACGCCCGACCAGGTCATGGTGGCCACGCTCACACAAGCGGGGCTGGATGTGGCTGCGGGCCTGTCCACCGTGCCCGGTGTGACTCGCCCTGCGCCCGGCGCTTGAGGTAGCCCATGCCGCCCGTCAGCAAGATCGCCAAGCTGCCCGCTGAGTACCGCGAATGGCTGCACAAGGCCATCGTGGGTCGCGCCTTTGGCGACATTGAGGCGCTCACCGAAGAGTTCAATGCGCTCATGAAAGAGGGCGGCGTGGCCATCACGATCGGCAAGTCTGCGATCGGGGCTGAGTCGCTCAAGGTCAAGCGTGCGCAAGAGTCCATCCGCGCCACGACCGAGGCCACCAAGCTGATCGCCGAGTCATCACGCGACGATGGAGACAGCCGCTCTGAAGCCACGATGGCGCTGATCCAGTCCGAGGTCTTCGAGACCTTGCTGGAGATCCGAGGAGCCGAAGACGAGAGCGACCCGGGCGCACGCCTGGCGCTGATGGTGTCAGCTGCAAAGCACATCAGCACACTCAGCCGCGCCCGCGTCAACCAGGCCAAGTGGCGCACTGACGTGGAGGCGCGCGCCAAGGCTGCCGCAGACAAGGTGGCCAAGATTGCCAAGACGGGCGGCCTCACGCCCGGCCAGGTGCAAGAGATTCGGCGCCAGATCATGGGCGTGGCCAAGCGCCCAGCTGGTGAGCCTGCAGCCGAGGGCGGCTGACATGGTCAAGCCACCTAAGCCGCCCCAGCCGGCGCCCAAAGGCCCAGGCCCCATCAAGCGCGCCGCCAAGGCCATCGCCAACGCGGCGGTGGCTGGCTCTATTGCCGTGGCCGCTGCGCTGCCTGGTGCCGCTGCGGGCCCGCTGCTGGCGCCTGAGAACCCGCTCAGCCAGGTCACCACCAGCGCTTATGCAGCCCTGCCTGCGGTGTTGATGGGCTACCAGGCCGAGTGGGTGGCTGACGACGCCCAGCTCAAGGTGATGGAGAAGGGCCGGCGCACAGGCATCACCTGGGCCGAGGCTGCTGACGATGTGCTGATCGCATCGAGCGAGGGCGGCTCGAATGTGTTCTACATCAGCGCCACGCAGGACATGGCCCGCGAGTACATTGAGGCCTGCGCCATGTGGGCGCGGGCGTTCGACTACGCTGCGGGCGAGATCGGCGAGGGCCTGTATGACGATGGTGGTGATGGCACCGAGTTCGACCCCACACGCCGCTACATCAAGACCTATGAGATCGTGTTCCCCGGTTCGGGCCGGCGCATCGTTGCGCTGTCCAGCCGCCCCACGAACCTGCGCGGCAAGCAGGGTGTGGTGGTCATTGACGAGGCCGCGTTTGCGCCTGACCTGGGCCAGCTGCTCAAGGCCGCAATGGCCATGCTGCTGTGGGGCGACAAGGTCCGCATCATCAGCACGCATGACGGCACCGAGAACGCGTTCAACCAGCTGATACAAGAGATCCGCGCGGGCAAGCGTGGTGATGCCACGCAGGCCAGCGTGCACCGCATCACGTTCAAAGACGCGGTGCAGCAAGGCCTGTATGAGCGTGTGTGCCTGCGCAAGGGCATTGCCTGGAGCCAAGAGGCGCAAGACAAGTGGGTGGCCAGCGCCTACAAGTTCTATGGTGACGATGCAGCCGAGGAGCTTGACGCTGTGCCATCGGCATCGAGCGGCGCTTACCTCTCGCTCACGCTGATCAACGAACGCATGACGGCCGCAGTGCCCCCGCTGGGCCCGGTCATCGTGCGTGGCAAGTGGGATGACAGCTTCGCCTACCAACCCGAGGATGTGCGCACCTACGCCATCAAGGGCTGGATCCGCGAGCAGCTGGAGCCGCACTTCAAAACGCTGCTGCACCCGGACCTGGTGCACGCGTTCGGTCAAGACTTTGCGCGCAACCGCGACCAGTCGGTGATCGTGATCGGCGAGCGTGGGCTTGACCTGGTCACCCGCGTGCGCATGGTGATCGAGCTGAGCAACTGCCCGTTCACGTGCCAAGAGCAGATCATGGCGGCCATCATTGACGCGCTCAAGCCGCGCAGATGGCGCGGTGGTGCGATGGATGCCACCGGCAATGGCGCAGCCCTGGCCGAGAAGATGGCGCAGCAGTACGGCACGCAGATGGTCGAGCAGGTCAAGCTCAGCGAGTCGTTTTACCTGCAGCACATGCCCAAGCTAAAGGCCGGCCTGGCTGATGGCACGCTCACCGACATACCGCGTGACGCTGATCTGCAAGACGACCTGCGCGCCATCAAGCTGATCAATGGTGTGCCCAAGCTGCCCAACACATCCACCCAAAGCGCGGGCGCCAAGGCCGCTGCAGCCGAGGGCGGTGGCAAGGCGCGGCGGCACGGTGACTTTGCGATTGCCCTGCTGATGCTGGTCTACGCACTACAGCGCGACGTGGGCGAGATCGACTACATGGGCGCCCCCGACAAAGCCAGCCGCGAGAAGTCCAGCGATGACGACGATGCCGCTGCTTTCGACTTCGACAGCGGTTGCGTGTGACCAATTGCCGTGCGTTTGTGGCGCCGGGGCGTTCATGAACGTTCATGAACGCGGTAAACAGCGCCGCCCATATCAGCGGGTAGGCAAGGCCCTTGAGCGCGCCTGAGGCCCGATTTTGAATAACGAGGTTTGTGATGATCCTGGACTTGCACGGCAACCCCATTGACCTGGCCGCGATCCGCGAGCCGCAAAGCGAGGCAAACAGCAACCAGGCACGCCTGGGCTACCTCAAGGGTGAGTTTGAAAACCACCCCGGCCGCGGCCTGACGCCGGCCAAGCTCAACGCCATCTTGAGCGAGGCCGAGCGCGGCAACCTGCTCTCGCTGCTTGACCTGGCTGACGATATGGAGGAGCGCGACGGCCACATCTACGCCCAGCTCGCTGTGCGCAAGACGGCGGTGATCAATCTGGAGTGGTCTGTCGAGCCGCCTGAGGGCGCCAGCCCCGAAGAAGAGGCGCAAGCCGCTGAGGTGGAAGAGTGGCTGCGCGACATTCCCAACTTTGAAGAAGACGTGCTGCTGGAGCTGCTCGACGGCATCCTCAAGGGCTTCAAGCCCATCGAGCTGTGGTGGGAACTGGACCAGGGCACGCTGCAGCCCCGCTTTGCCTCGCGCCCGCAGCGCTGGCTCACACTCAATGAAG